AATCTTATAAAAAGACTTACTCTTCATTTCAAATCCGGTCATAGATTTACACCCATTTACTGGGTCATGGAATAAATCAATTGCCACATACTCTGGTTTGGTCCAATTACCATTCTCATCCTGAATAACCGAAGTATTTCTTAATTTTTCATAAACTTTTCCTTCACTTGTTTTCCAAGGATTATTTTTCTGTTCCCCATGATGCCAAACTGCCCAAGCAACATTATCATCATAATAAATGCCCGTTTTATCATAATAAACAACATTTGGATTTTTATTTAATGTTTCAACAATGGCACGTACTGAATCAACACGCTTAAGATTTTTTTTTCGACAATCATGATTACCTCTTGTAATAATAACAATGGCTATTTTCGCAAGTCTATTTAACAACCAATTCGCCATAATTAATTGTTCGCTTTGTAAATCAAGATAATCATGAAATAAATCGCCAACAATAACAATCCTATCCGGGTTTTGTTCCGCAATTGATTTAATCAAATTATTAAACACTATTTCATACTCATCGTTACGTGTAGGTGCTTTACGTAGATGTATATCTGAAAGATGAACTATTTTTTTTATCATTGCTACAAATTTTCACAAATATATCGAATACACTCATAAACTGCAAGGTATTTTTAAAATTAGACAAAAAGTCATTTCAATATATTAGTATCTGCAATTTCGTCAGTTTATTCAACACATTAACTGTAATTATGTCATAATCAGTATATTGGTATGGTTTTCGTAATATGAGTTAAAAATAACATGATTTAAATTAAAAGATATGCTAATGATTAGAAGTACAATTCACCCAACTATTAAACATTTTTTTGATGTTTTTGATGAAATTTTCGAGCCAGTAATGGATTATAAAGATACAATTAGATGTCCATTACATAATACAATTGAAAATGATAAAGAATATATCGTTGAATTACAATTGGCAGGAATAAAAAAAGAAGATATTAATATCGATACTGAGAAAGATAAGTTAATTATTAGAGCCGAACGTAAAGAAAACAAAGACTTTAAGTATAATAGAAAACAAATTTTACATGGTAGTTATGAAAAAATATTTATTTTACCGGATTTCATTGATAAAGAAAATATCAATGCATCATTTATTGATGGCATGGTAATAATTTCAATTCCAAAAATATTAGATGAAAAAAATTTAGGTAAAAAGAAAATTGAGATTAGTTAAAAAATCCCGAAAACGAAAAGGTGTCTCCGACACCTTTTTTTAATTAAGAATATCTTCAGGTATGTTTTTTTTTAATTTAGTTTTAATATAATTGATTTTATTACTAACAGTACTACTACTGATTTGAAATTCCCGGCCAATTTCATCATAACTATACCCTTGTATATATTTCATATTAAGTAAAGTATAATCAATCGGAGATAATTGTGTTGATAAATATGTGACTGTGTTATTATATTCAAAATTACTTGTTGAATTACTAGAAGTAAATGAAATATTACTATCGGTTGTAGTTTGATTATTATAGTTATTTAAAGTACACATTACTGTATTAGATGATTCTGAAGTATTGCATCTCCACTTATCAATCATATAATTCTTAGTAATGGTAATAACCCACGTTTTAAATTTAGATTTACTACTATCGAAAATTTTAATATTTAAAAAAATTTTAATTAATATTTCTGAAACATCGTCATCAATATCATAATATGTCGAATATTTACTAAATATAAAATCTCTAACAATTTTTTTATATTTTTCATATAGTGTTTTTTCCGCTATTTGATTTCCATTCAAAATATTTTGAATTAGAATTGTATCTTCCTGTTCCTCTACTATCATAAGGTTTTTCCAACTTTTTAATAAAGTAATCATCAACAGTTAAACCTCTTGCAGTATATAAATTTTTTATAACTTCATCAATACCATGATTTTTTCTTAATTCATCTAAATCATCATTATTAGGTAATTTAACTATTTTAACTCTTTCTTCACATCCCACATAAATTGTATGTAAAATATAAAAAAGTTCAATACTGTTTTTATATGCATCTGGGTCTAATAAAATCACAATATCTGGTTTCAATTCTTTTAATTTAAAAAATAACGTAGTTGATATTGTTTTCCCCAACATAATTATTGGATTAACTGGAAAACTTAACATTTCAAACGCACCTTCCATTAAATAAATGGTACTGTCCCAGTTTATGTAGCCTTCATTAAAAATAATCTTATCTTTATCAGATTTCGGATTATCATAAGGCTTTTTCTTTTTATCAAATTTATCGTAATTACGTGCAACAAAATAATTAATTTCACCATTTTTATCATACGAAGGAATAATAATTCTTTTAGAATATTTTCCAGTAACACAAAAACCCAGCCGATATTTATTAATAATTTCTCTTGAAATTTTTCTTTCAAGAACTAAATAATTATAGGCTTCCAAATGGTCGGTATTACTAGTTTCCATTTGAGAGAATAAAATCATTTCATTTGGAAGTTTAACGGGAACATACTCTTTCTCATCGTCTTCATACGAATATTCACTGTAAATACTTGCATATGATTTATATAAATCATAATCAATACTCGTACCATATATCCTAACGAGTCTTCCTAGTGACCCTGAAAACTTCGGCTCATCGCATTTCCAACACCTAAACATTCGTTTATGTGTGTTAATTTCGAGATTAAATTTTCCATCCGGAAATGATAAACCTTCTCTTTCTTGACAACAAGGACAATTAATTTGTAGTTGTTCAGAAACCTGCAAACCATTAACTTCATCAAAAATATTTTTAATTATCGCATGAAATTCCTGTCCTCGAATCATAACGACAAATATAAAAAAAAATACCTTAAAACAAAAGTTTTAAGGCTTAAATCATAGTAAACATTAAAATCAGAACTTTTTAATGTCTGCTGTAAATGGAAACATTAATAACATTTTTTTCAATAATACCGGAATATTTGCTGTTGTCCAAACAGTCCTTTCCTGATTATGACCTAATAAATTATTTTGAAGTTCATTAAATAAAGCCAATACATTTTGCGTGATTATTTCCTTTAATCCTCTGAAATTCACCCAAAATTTTAGCATAATTATCTTTTGCCGCAACTAATTCAATTCTCAAATTTTCATTTTCGCTGGATAACAATCCAACTTGTTCCTGTAACCAATCAGCACTTTCGGACTTCATCGCCACTGTATCTAGTTCAATAAGTTCTTCCTTTTCTTTAGGAATCAATGTAGTGCCTTCTAAAAGTTTCTCAACAGTTTGTTTTGCCCTAATCTTTCTTTCTTCTTCAGGTGTTGTTTTTTTCACAACAACAGGTTTTTTATCAACAGTTTTTTTCCCTGTTGCTAAACTAATTAATTTTGTATTTTTTTTATCTGCCATGTTATTTAATTTAAATCATTCATTATTTAATAAAAGCATTACCACTTTTAATCAATTCAATTATGTTCATTTCTATTTGTTTACAATCTTTGATAAAATTAATTTCAACATCTAATGATAAATCAAACCATTCTCCACTTTTCTTGAAAAAGGAATATTTTCTTTGTAAACTTTTTTCAATCTGATACGCATATTCTGATTTATATTTTTCAATTAATTTTAATGGTGACGAATTCCCGGTATTTAATTCATTGATTCTCCTATTCGGATGTTTTGATACACCGATTTTATAAAAACCCTCTTCCAACGATTGTATCAAATAAATATATTTCACACATAATAATTATTTGATAATATTATTTTTAAAAATTCTTCAATATTCTTTTCGGTATATGGTATTCTAATTAATCGAATATTATTATCAATACAATATTTATTTTTAATTTCATCATTTTGTTTTAATTCTAAAAATGATTTTTCTGCCTTTTCTTTAGAACATTTATGAAATGCTTTTGGTTTATAATGCTGCTCACCATCATATTCTATTAAAATATTTATTTCTGGTAAATAAAAATCAAATCGTAATTTAGTTTTTCTATTTGTAGAACCTTTTAAATTATTGAATGTATGCTGGCGTATATATTTAATACTATTTTTTTCCAAAAAGTTTTTAACCTTCTCTTCGCCTAAATATATTACACAATATGGACACCATGTTTTATTATATATTATATTATATGCCCTAGTTTTCCAAATATGATTATTTGAACATTTAATAGTAATATTTGAATGACTGTTAATTATATCGGATATTAGTGATAATAATTCCCCACCATTAATATTAATACTATTCAAAATATTATTTATAGTAAATTTATTTTTTCCACATTCGTTACACCAATTTCCGGCTTCGATTTGTCTTGCTGTAATTTTAAACTTATGCCCATTTTTACAAATAATATCTAATTTATTATCATAATTTACATATTTATCGGATAATAGAATTCCTTCTTTATGCGATATGTGATTTCTAATATCATCCGTATTATATTTTTTTAATTTATTATTTCTTTTTTCTTTACTACAAACTGGACACCACGAATTAGAATATCTTACACCAACCCATGAAGCATGCCACATATTACCGCATTTACATTTCCAGAACAACTTTTCTTTATTGTTAATATACGACTTCGATAATAATTCCCCTCCTTTTAATTTAGCAAATTCGACAATATCGAATATTGTGTTTCTTATACTCATAACGATAAATATCTATCTTTCCACATTTCTTTAGCGATAATATTAAGTGACATCAATCCCGCAACACCTACAACATAACTATCTGACATATCGAAGTTTATGTCTTTTAAATTATTGTTTCTGCCATAAAACCATTCAATTTGAGGTTCTAATTTAGCAACTTTTTCCCAAATATACAACTTTTTATTTTTCATATAATTCTCAGGAAAACTTAATATTTCTGTTCTAATACCCCCTTTATGTGAAACCTTAATTAAATCAACCAAAAAAGCCTTTCTACTCTCATAAACACTTATCTTAACTGGCATTAAATTAAAAACTTCGTACAAAACATAACGTGCCATCCCATTAAACCCAAGCAAAAGTGCTGTAGTATTAATATTTTTAGGCGTGTTCTGTAAAGGTGCTTCAACAAATACATGTATCATTTCACCATTTAACTCATTCTCAATTCTTTGCTTATATACTGTACAGTATTCCTTAAAAACTTCGGCTTTATGAATATCCCTATCCTCTACTAAAGTTTCTTTATCAGATTTTAAACTAAGATGTTTTAATTCGATTAATTTTCCATTACTATCCCAAAGTGAACAACCTACATTAGTTGTTGAAATATCTAAAGACCATATATATTTTTCCATGTTTTCTTATTTTAAGACTTTCGGTGAGTATGATGCAATATCTTTTGATTCTTCAATCAATGCCTGAATTTTTTTTGGATTTATAAGATATAATCTAATTAAATCTTCTATAACTCCACCAATTTTCATGCTTTTTCCTTTGCATAAAACTTTAAACCTATTATGCAAATCACCATCGATTATAATAGATTTTGGTTTAATTTCGCTTATATTAATAGTATCCTCCATGTTTATTATAAATTTTTTATCAATTGATTTATAATAAATACTAAGAAATTATAAAAAAATATAAAATATTATGATTATTTTGAATTAAAAATCCAAACCGAACACAATTGTTCTTGAAATGGTTGCATCTTTAGGTATCGGGTCATTTAATTTGGCAATTGAAACCAAATTATTATTATCATCATATAATCCAATTTCAGTAATATAGACTTGTGAAATATCATCCCACGTAGCATTTGAAGTTGAATTAAATTCATTTAAAGGTAAATATATTGCAAGGTCTGTTGTATATGCAATTGCTTCAACATCTGAAATTACGTTTCCGAAAAAATATTCTTCATCACCAAAACATAAATCTTCGTTAGATAAATTACTAGGATAATTTAAATAATTTAATGTATATCCTGACATTGAATTATATAAATATAGTGGAACACTGAAAACCGTAGATGTTATATTTGCAGATGTTAAGGTGAAAGTATTTCCTGTTGTATATCCCGTTACCTGATTTGTAGTTTCATATATTTTCCAATTAGCAGAAATAGGTTTTACATCTTCTAAATTAGAATATGGTAAATTATTAATTAATTGAACTAAAATATATATTTTATTTGCAGTGTAGCCTGTTCCACCAACTGGTGATAAAAATTTAAAATCGCTTTCAGTATCAAAATGTATATTAACTTCTTTATTTATAATTGAATCAAGATAAATAGAATTAATGTAGTTACAATGAATTGCTTCACTATACCCACATCCAGTTAAATCACCGGAATTCGGTGCTAAAAGATATGAAAAAAATACTGTATATCCGTTTGCCATAATACTTATAAATAGTTAAAATTTCATTATTACATTATCTCTATCAATATATGTCACTCCATAAATATTTATTCCAGATGTTATCGGTATATCAATATAAAGCCATTCCCCATTTGAATTTAAATCAATTTGATAATTTGGTATACTTATGTTCTTTTGATACGTATATTGAAAATATGTTTCAATAAATCCTGATTTTAAATAAATCTGGCCATTAATTACTGTTGCAGGTCCTGCAACATTTTGAACAACATCTGAATGTATTTCATCACTCAAGGCATTAAATATAAATGTCGAGCCACTTGAAGTAATTGAATAATTTATTACTTTTTCGTTTACTAATGGCTGGCCATTAAATGTTTTTAGCCACAAAAATAATGTCGATGTATCTGGGTTTGGATAACCTTCATAATGAGCATCACGATTAGTTCCATTAACATTAAAAATAAGACTTTCATCTTGAGTATTACCTACTATAATTGAATCTCCGGGTGCTATTGTTGTTGTCGTTGTTGTAACTAAAGGGTCAACCGTAATTTCTTGTTGATATACGCAGCCATTTGAATCTGTCACAATAATTGTATAGCCTCCATTAGGAACGTCATTAAATTCGTATGTTCCCGCATATAAATGAATGTTTTGAGGAATTAAACTAGGGATTAATTCTGCAATAAATGGTGCTATCCCGCCTACTATTGTATATATTACTGTTGCCATTTAAATTTAAATTTATACTAATAATGAAAAGCCACTGCCACCACTACTACCGCCACCCCAATCTGCTATACATAATGAAGTAGCACTATGCGCCCAAATACATTGATTATCTGCTAAAATAAAATTACCTCCACTAACATTTGAAATTGCATTTAATGTAATATTACCACAATTTATAAAATCATCTGCTTGGTTTGCACCATGACTACGAAGTAATAAGCATAAAGTAAATGAATTAATATTACTAGAATTTAAGTCAACATATGAATATGTACCACTATTACAATCACCTGTTTGAAGTATACCAATTGCCGAACATGCGTAATTCAAACAATTACTACCACATTGTAAATATGCTTGTGCTGAAATAGGTTTAGCCAATCCATTATCAGTAAATGAACGAGTTGCCGTAGTAAAGCAAAGTCTAAAACTTTGTCCTGATGATAATGGAGGTGTTGTACAAATTTTTGCACATATGCATTGATTAACATTTGTTAAACTTTGATTTGCAACACCAGCAATATATATACTAATTGGTGGTATTGTTGTA